TATTGCTGGCTGAATGCCCACTGACGGTTTCCTTCGTTCGTGTTGAACTTGTTAAGCTCAAAATTCAGACGGTCAAGCTGGTCTGCCTGGGCATCCCGGAAATTCCTGTAAGCTCGGTCATCCGCGCTCCCAAGTACGGACAGATTGTTGTTCGCCCTGGAATAAGCGGCCTGTTCCAAATCCGGGATAAGAGCGGCCAATTCCTGATTATATTGGTTTCTCGCCTGCTGTGCCGCTGCCGTTGCGAAACTTGTTCCGTATCCGCCATTAAGAGCCGCGGCATCGCCCAGCGAATTCTTTGCCGCGATGTTTCCTCTCTGTCCGTATACCTTTGCCAGCGCCTGGTAGGATGCATCCTGGAGCGGATCGTACTGGAAATTCAGAACGTTGTTCAAAGCCGCATCCATACGGTCCTGGTAATCAGAGCGATATGTTTCAGGATTATAGCTTTCTTTGAACACTTCGGGCGTATATTCCTGCGCGATCTGATTCGGCATATTAGAGGAAATCTTTACAAATCCCAGGCCGTTTCCCTTATCCGGGGAAGACTTCTTCACCGTTGTGGTAGTTGTCGTGGTTGACTTACTCGTTGTCTTTTTATTGTTCGCCATATGGTATTCTCCTTCCACATGAGTATTTCCTTATATCAGTATAGAAAAACCGCTTTGTATTTTCGTCTACACTAAAAAAGGCAGGCATACGCCTGCCAATTCGGGAATGATCTCTGTCATTTTTCAAGTTTGGAAATCAGTTTCTGAATCTCCATTCTGGTCTTTTCATCAGCTCCGTTCATCATTCCCTTAAGCTGCTTGACCGTGTCCCCGGAAGACCTCGCATACCTTCCCATGCTGTCGCGCTTTGCGCTTCTCATGGCATAGGTGCCGTCTGGTCTGACATACCGCTCACTATCATAGGAATTTCCGTCTCCGTATGACTCCCCATAATAGGAATCACCATAGTAGGACCGTCTGCTCATGCTTTCGCTGTACTCGTCCTTCTCGCACTCTTCGATGATCTTACAGATATTCTTGCAGGCATGAGCAAGTGTATCAACCATCTGAAGCGAGCTTGACGAAAGGTCCTTTCTGGCATACTCGCCAAGCGCATCGCACAGCTTTTCTTTCAGTGTGTAAAGCTCCTGCATTATGATACCCCTTTCCTCATGCGATTCTTGTGACCGTCAGATTTGCGTTCTGCACATTGATGGCAGGTGCCGCCGTTGCTCCTGCTCCCTCGGAAGTGTTCTCAACCGAAAGATTGAAACAGCATCCTGCCGGGATCGTGATGATCGCTGTGCTGGTCACGTTGAAATAACTGTCCACCACCGTAGGCGTGACGATGGCTCTTGAAGTAAGAATCGGCTCGCCGTCCAGCGCAAGCGCCACGCTGATCGGACCCGCGGCACCGTCTTCCGGCACCGCGATGTTTCCGTTAAAGGTCACCTGGTACCTGGCAAAACTGGCACACGGATTTTTGACGATACCTCTCAGAGTTATAATCCCACTTTCTGGTCTGTGGTATACATAACCATTCGGGCATCCGATCGATGTTCTCAGCAGGACCGGCTGGCCGGGCTGAACAACCTGGATGTCATTGTTAAGAAACTCCGCCATACCGTCACCTCACTAAAATCCGCATCCGCATCCGCATCCGCATCCGGCTGCATTCTGGCAGCAGGACGGATTCTGCACGATGTATGCAGGACGCGGCACAGGTGCCAGATACTGTTCAAGAGCGGATGTCTGCGCCTCGTTGTTGGCAAGGATAGTCGCGGTCTGTGCGTTCTGAGAAGCCGCGAGATTTGCCATAGTGAGCGCATTCTGAAGCTCTGCGATCTTTTCGTTTTTGGCATCGATCTTGTCCTGGCACATGGTGTCAAGGATTCTCTGTGTGTTCGCCTGGTTAGCCACCAGGATGTCACGAATGCCGTCAGATAACGCGGCGCGATCCTCACAGTTTTCCTTTGCGATGGTGTACCGAAGGTCAGCGGATGCCAGTCTGTTTTCACAGCAACAATCCGCGAACTGAGACTGCAGTCCGAACATCTGATTCATATTTGCCATCTGACGGGCGTTTTCCGCGATCTCAGCCTGGGCGAATCCATTGGACACCCCAGCGAATCCGCTGCAAAGCGCGGCCTGCACATCTCCAAAGCCGCCGGTCACAGCCGCCTGAATGCCTGTCAGACCATTCATGACAGCACTCTGGTCGAATCCTCTCTGAACGGAATTATCAACCATGTACGGAGCATTTCCGCCTCCATAGCCGTTTCCCCATCCGTTGTTTCCAAGAAGGATAAAGAGAAGGATTATCCACCATCCGCTGTCATTTCCGAAACCGAAACCACCGTTTCCGTTCCCGTACATCGGGGAAACCGGCATCACCATGCCAGCCCCACTTTCATCAGTAAAAGCCATAACTCATACCCCTTTCATTTATTTATGCATCAATCCTCGCGCGCCGGATGTGAGCATCCCCTGAAGCTGCTGTGCCATCTGTACAGCATTGTTGTATTGTTCCTGGGTGATCTGTCCGCTGTTCAGCATCTTCTGAATCTGCGCCCTCGCATCGCCCTGGTACATCCTTCTGAAATTCATAAACTGGTTTATGATATTATTGTTCGGCATCATCATTCCTTCGCTCCCTTCATGGCTTCGTAATTCGCTCTTAGAACCATCAAATCCTGGCGCAAGGTATCTACTTCTTCCTTCGTGGCAAAACCGCCCTCATGAGCATTCTGAGCCTTCTGGGCAGGATTCTCGCGGAAAGTGTAATCAATGACTCTGATGCTGGGCATACCGGATGCGTCCGCACTCTTGATGTATATCGTCTGGGACTCGGAATCCCACAGTGTAACGGACTGGTTAGGTGCCACCAGATAGCTCTTTGCACCAGCCTCTCCCTGTACCCAAATCAAATTCGGTGATGGCTGTGCTTGCTGATTCTGATACTGCTGACTCTGCTGATACTGTTGTGCATAAGTCGGTTGTGGATAAGGCTGATAGCCGACCGGAAAGAAACTGTTATATGCCATTTTCATGCTCCCTTCTATACCAGTAATACTGCGGTACTTCCTGAGAAGAATCCCATGTGTCATACAGATCGCCGTCTATCACTGTGGCCACATGACCAATATGACCGCCAAAGCAAAGCACGAACGTGCCACGCGGATGATCACGGCAGAAATCTTCCGCAGTATAGCAATCCGGGCATTCATCTGGAAGCGCTGCTCTATAGAATCCTGCCTGCCGGAGTACGGACCCCCACACACTGTCTGCGGATGGCATATCGCCCATTTCCACTCCGTTGATCGTCATCATGATGTATGCAGTTTCCCAGGATACATCCAGCGCTTTCGCGATCGCTCTGACGGAACAATCCCCTACCCTTCTCCCTACTGGATTCGGATTATATTCTATGTACATGGCATTCTCCCTTCCTGCCATTATTCTCGCATAAAAAAAGCACATCCACCATGAAGTGAATGTGCCTGTTTCGTGACATATGTAGACATATTAAATGTGCTTGAAGATTTGTTCCTCGGCTTTGTAGACGATTCTTTTCACCTGCCTTACGGACAGACCAAACTCTTCCGCGAGAGGCTCAAAGCATACTCCATCAATAAGTCTTTTGCGGATCACTTCCCTATCTCTGGAATTCATGACCCACTCTTCAACCAGTTGAGAGATGCCAGTTCTCCCTAACTCCCTAAGGCGTGACTCGATGTTTTTGTCTCTCATTTTGTCATAGCTCTTGCGCTTACTCTGGAAGAACCTGGTTTCCTTACGGTTTTGGCACTTGTCTTTGTCTTTGACTTCCTGACCCTCATGCCACGGCTCTTTCCGTCTTTCCGCGTTCTTGTTCTTGTCTTACTGACTACTACCTTCGCCATTCGTGATTACACCATCCTCGCCTATGTAATTAGCCGTTCCGCTTCTTCCATCCACAGTGACCGTTTCGTTGCCGCTATAATCATACTGCATCCATGCATATATCCATACTGCGTTTGTCACAACAAGACAAGCGATGGCCACCATGAGCAGGATGAAAAGCCTTTTTATGTTGCGCTCCATCCGGCTCATGATCCCTTCATGCACGATAAAAGGCACATCTTTATTTTCCATAAGGCCACCTATCTCTTTATCAAAAACTCCTGGATTTCGCTCTCCATGTCCGCCATTTGCCCTGTGTTGTTATTCGTCCTCAGATGTCCAAGAATCACCAGATCGCACCTCATCAAGAGCGGAATGGAGTTTTTTAAGAATATCATGTCTTCCTCTAATGCCTGGATGCGCTTATTGTCCCTGTCCAGCTTCTGGTTGACATCATCAGCCGGTTTCTTCACCGCCTTGATGATTTTTATCAGCCATCCAGCAGCCACACAGATGCAGGTGAATCCGGCACATACCGAAAGAAAATCCTGAATCGTTATCATTTCCATCACCACCCTATGTCTCACTCACCTTTCCGTCAACGTAGTCTTTAAGCGCTGCGATCTCATCGTCTACATACTTCTTGATGACTTCAATATACTGTTCAAACTGGCTGGCTGATACTCTCTGAGACACGGCTCCTGTGATGGGAACCTTTTCCGCAATGCTGAATGCATATTCGGAATATGTCGTGAGCCGGTCATACAGATCGCCGTCAGATGTATTGCTCCCAACAAGATTCACATATACCCGGCCTTCCTTCGTCATTACTTCCGGAGGAACCATGCACGTTCCTTCCGTATCCAGAACGACAGCTATCCGATCATACCCGGACCGCCATATGGCCGTCACTGCATCAAAGCCCTTCCAGGTATCATCAAGCTCAAAAACAGCTTTTACATAATTCACCGTGTGCGATGCAAGGCGATGCTGGAAAAGACCGTTCAGCCTGTTGTCCGGCAGGAGATACTGCCCGTTTACTTCAAATTTCAATTCAATAGTATTCATGGCATTCTCCTATGCGATCTTCATCAGGACAACATAAACCGTAACATCACAGGTTGATCCATAACCACCATACCCATTAAGACCTTTAAGAGTGAAGGAATCACTGTCCGGCACAAATGGCTCACCGTCCGGCAAAAATGTCGCTCTCGGATACGCAATATTATTGCTAAGCACCATTGTGTCAAAGCGCTTACCTGTATTTGTCTGGTGATTTTCTTGATAGCAGGAGAGAATTACCCACTTACCATCAGAAAAATCCTGAGCATCCACACCAAGCGCGGAAAGCTCATCCCAGGAACCGGTATACTCCAGTTCTCCTGAGGTTGATACTGCGGAAAACGTATGGCTGTAAACCACGATGTTTGCCTTTGTCTTATCTTCCTTGACTCCGTATGCCATTACTGCTCACCTCCTACCTTCAGCACTACTACCTCGACTTCGTTCTCAGCCAGAAGCGCTTCGATTGCCGCATTTGTGGTGAAGTTAGTCAGGTTGAAAATCATATACTCGCCGGTCTGTCCGGGAATCGGAGCAAAATCCGAATAATAGAAATCGTTTCCGCTTAACTTCACGCCGTTCAGATAAATCGAATAGGCATCCGAACTCTCTGGAATGAATGCCGGTTTCAGCACTCTCAGCTTGCCATCATAGGCAAGGAAGTGAGCAGGATTCACTTTATTGTTGACGTTGTAGTGACCGGCAACAGCACTCGCGATCACTGTGGCTACATGACGCGCATAAGCGGCATACTCTTCTGCCATGCTGTCAAGGACTCCAGGAAGCTGGTCTGCTACCGCTTCCACGATCTCCTCGCTGATCCTTTCCGATCTTGTCTGAAGAAGTGCAATCGCCTGGGATATGGCTGTCTGGTCTTCGCTCGTTCCGTCATCGACAGGACGCGCCCGGTTGATGACATTGAATCTGACCACATATTCCACTTCCGCATCTGTCTCACCGTTATGAACAGGAATGTACACCGTCACGATGCCAGGAAGAGAAAGCACTCTGTCCGGGATGGCCACCCTGTAATCCTGTCCAACAGCAGGAATGGTCTCTTCCGCGCCGGACATTTCGTACTCCGCCTCAAACGGAGTCGGAAGATCTTCGATGCCATCTATCACCAGCACCTGTCCCACATCGTACTGGTAGAGCGGCTCGGCCACACCTGTCCTGCCTTTGAAAAATGCAGTGATCTCATTCTTTGCCATTTACTTCACCTCTTTCAGATACATCGTGCCGGAGGCACTTTCCGTACACATCCAGCCCTTGACGGAAGGGACATACACCCATCTTCCTCTCTGTTTTGCCGCGGTCACTATGGTGCCTTTCTTCAGCACCTTCAGCATCTTGGCCTTCTTGGTATATCCTGCCCGGACTCTCAGGCCGCCTTTCGCAATGACTTTGTACTTCTTATGGATAGCCTTTGTCTTGGAAAGCACCTGCTCGGAAATGTAATATCCTCTGTACTTTCCTGCAGCGATCTGGTACCAGCCATCACTGTAATTCTTCAGCTTCAGCTTCTTGCCGTTCTTTACCTTGTCCACGGCAGCATACCTGGTGCTTCTTCCCTTGCGGATGTACGCCCAGCCATCATCAGAGAAGACATACATCGAATACCGCTCTTTCCCTGTCGGATGACTCGGGTCCTTGGAGAAATACTGTTCAGTATCGATGATGATCCAGGTCCGTTTCTCCTGCGACCAGAAGGTATTGAATTTATTCTTCTGTCTGGCTGCAGCGCTGGATGCCGGATCGCTGATGTAGATATTATCATTACTGTCCACATAGTACGCAGTGATGAAATGGCCACCACGCGTCCAAAGCCCCGGTCCCATGAGAGGAATTGCAAAATTATTCTCCCTGAGAGCATCCTTCACTTCGGACTTGGATGTGCTGATTTTTGACTTGATGCCGTAATGTTCCAGGCATTTGGTCATGCCATCCCACAACGTACCGTGTCCGACCGTCATGTATCCATGGTCACAAATCCACTTCCAGGTATCTTTCGGCGTGATATTCTCATGCCCAGCCATGACCGAAACGCAGTTAGCGATGGATGTGGGACCACACCCATGCGCCCTCAGCGTCTGACCATGCCAGGACTTCGATGCCCACCTGCTGTCATACTGCTTATAGAAGTTTGGTCTTCTCATCCTTCTGTTTCCTCGCTTTCCTCGGTCTCTTCGATGTGGTCATCGTAGACATCGCCATCCGCGTAGTAATTGGAAGATGTGACTCCAATTAGAGCGGCGATAAAGATACCAATGGCCGCAAGTGTAGCCCCAATTTCGGAATAGTACGGAATGCTCCATATCTTTCCCACTGTAAGCACCAATGCTTCCAGCGCCGGAAGACAGGCAAGTGCTACCCACTTCAGGATATCATATGTGTTATTGCTGATTTTCATAGGCTTCTCCTTTCGTTTAATCGTTACCGCCGCCGCCGCTACCTTTTGTAAAAGTGATAGTACAATCTCCGGTGATAAGAACATCGGTTGTAAATTGTTTGATATTGCCGCTTACAGTAAAATTGTCATTTCCACTTGGAGAAATTTTACCAAAAGCCTGGCCATCATACAGAACGACAGTTACATCATAGGCTTCCTTCGTAATAAGCCAATTGGAAGAAAGTGCTTCCCCCTGATAACGCATTCCTCCACTTCCTCCACTTTGTATAATTCCTACAAAGGCATCTGCCGTCGCGTCTGCAGTGTTGTCTATGTGTAACGTGCAATAACTTATATGCTCGTCACCGCCTACGGAAATGCTTCCGTCCTCAATGCCATTCGCAATGTCCATGATGATTTTTGTCTGCGAATTCTTTGGTTTCTGTCCGCTTAATGTTTCATAAAGTTTTCCAAGCGCTTGCGTAAGATTCATAGCTTCCCCTTTCTATCTGTAGAAGACTCTCATCGTTGCTGTGGTAGTGTAATTGGTCCCACCATACCTGTGATTCCTTATCTGTACTTCCGTCCCGTTGTTGGCAATGTTCACGTTACAAAGCCCATAGTCAGAAGCTGATATGTAATATCCTCCAATGTTAAGCACACCTGTGGTCATGTTGTTTCTGAGATACACCCCGGAGTACATCGCTGTGTGATTCCCTGTGTAAACTTCTATGTATACTTCCTTTGCCGTTGCCGGAATGCCTGTGAGCCATGTCTGACCAGTGACCGATCCCGCCAATGTCCACTCTGGAATGGTCGGAATGCTGGAATCCACATAGCTTTTTATCACCTTGTTCTGGACGGCATTTTCGGAAGTATTCGACATGGCCGTGTCAACAGTGATGCCGCCACCGCCGGACGGTCTTGCCCCGTCCCATATCCGAATACCATTCCCATCATGCCAGTAAACAGGATGCTCTATTCTAATCTCCACAACCGTTGCACTTGATGCGATACCCAGGAAGATGTAGATATATCCGTCATCCGTTGTCGGAAGCGCCTGCGTATAATCCACTATCACAGCGGAGCCATCTGCCTGTGGCGAACACTTCACATATACAGGAGCATTTACCGTTAGATTAAGCGAATCCCCTTCATGATTGAATGCAAAGCCAAAGGTAAACGCGTACTGTTCCCAGAGATATGCCGCGCTCAGATTCGCGCCGGCGTTTGTAGTGCCGTTGTAGGAGTTATACACAATAGGACCAAAGGGATCAATTGGCGTAGTATTTGGTGTCTTCGCCGCTGTCGCATTGGTCGATGTTGATGTATTACTCGGAACCCACTCGCTACCGTCAGCGGATGTAAACCAGACCCTGTACCTGTATCCTTTGTCGGATGCCGGATGCGTCCCACTGTTCGTCCTAAGCTGGTATCCAATGGTGTTTGTATTGGAATCGTAGCCGTTGTAGCAATCCCAGCAACCGCCAGACACCCTGGTGCTGTTGTAGATGAACAGCATCGTATAGTGAATATTAAACTTTGTGGTTTCCGCTGTAGCCTCCGCCAGATTCGTATATACAGGTTTCGCCCCAAGGCCGTTGATGTCCAGAGTAAATCCTGCAGCCGATGTGACCACTCCGTTTCTGAGATATACCGCCGTACCATCTTCAAGCTCTGTGATTCCGTCAACCGTTGCAGTGAATGCCGTTGATGTTGATGTACTGTCAACCTCTCCGAATGGGATGCGATTCACCTGCGCACCGGCTTCTATCCCGGCCAGCTTCGTCTTCTCGGCGGATGTGTAGTCTTCTGTTGACAGCCCCTTCCCGGTCTCCTTGTCTACCTTGCCGGATACCGTTGTGGTAAGCGCTGACAGGTCGGACGCGCTTGCCCTGGATGTGTCGGTCGGATGCCTGTGGTCACCCCTGGCGTATTTGGTGTCTGTGCCTATCGCCTCCGTACCATCCATCAATGGAAGGGTTGTAGCTGGCTCCGCTCCACCTGTTGCGGCGGCAAGCGCCTGCCTTGCGATCCTGAGCGCCGTATCCGCATTCCCTTTGGTCTTCTGCCCTTCCGCATAGGATTCCAATTCGTTAAGGGCAAGCTGGATGCTGTCCCGGAGAGACCGTATCTTTTCGTCAAATGTCGCGTCTGGCCTTGTATCATAATCAAGTATCATAGCTTACCACGCGTTCCTCTCCGCACTCTTCTTGTGAGAGATTTGATCTCACACTCTCCCATGCCGTCAATTCTGATGCTGTATCTGTCGCATCTTCTCGGCACAATGGGAATGGTTTCGCCGCCGGTCTCGGTATAGGCGTACTCCCCTACCGTTTCCCATTCGCCTTTGTCCATCTTGATAAACACCTTCACAATGGCTTTCGGTTTCGCCAGGAACCGGAGCGAAAGCCTGCTGTATATCTTCCGGTCCTCGACATACTCATCGAAAGGACCGAAAACCGCAGACCACTTCATTAGACGCGACTCTGTTGGCGTTTCTGGATTCGTGACATAAACCTTGTCATCCTCTTCGTCAATGAAGTACATCCTTCCGTCCAAGGTGCAGGTATCCCGGAATGCTTTATTGTCTTCCTTATGCCAGAGTGCTTTCTCTACATCCAGCACCAGGACTTCGTGAGAACCGTCTTCCAATTCCACGGATGCATAGTATTTGATACCGTCCGTACCGCTGACCACGTTCTTGAATTTGGTATTCAGCTTCTCGCCTATGGAATACGGCGTACCACCTTCGTATGCCATGATGCCCAATGTAGACTTATAGAAGACCACATCGTTCAGCACCACGATGGATTTGCTGCTCCCCGCCTCGCACCCGAAAACCTTTGCATTGACCACCTGGTAGCTCGCTGGGGATGTGCCGTATATCTTGCACATACTGTTTTGCTTGAAGAAGATAAGATGTGCGGAATACGCAGCGGAGCCGGTCCACACTTCGTCTGTTCCTTGCTGGGCGTAGAAAGAATCCAAAGATGTCCCTTGGTAGTATGTCCAGTTTGTAGGATCGCCCAGCTTACAGGCATAGACGGTATTGTCCTTGTCCGATACGCCCCAAAGCCTGTTATTCCATTCCAGAACATGGGCAAGGTCTTCTGGCACTTCTCGCTTGATCGTAGCTGTAAGTGTAGCGCTTTGCACACCTTCCCCTATAAGCTCTATGAATGACTCGGATGCGATGCTGATGCTGTTCGTTTCCGCGACCATGACCGTTGTGGATATGCTCACGGTATAAGTATGACCGCCAGCCGTAGCCGTACCTACGATGCTGATCGCATCATCTTCCTTGAATGGATTCCCGGTCACTGGAATGACCGCATAATCCGCACCCACGGTCACGGCCACATTAGAAAGAGATTTATCCGCGCCCAGATGCCCCCACTCCGGGGAGGACGGTATTTCCCCTGTCGGCGGCACAGTGAGATATATCTGCTCCGGGAAGAAACATATCTTTGTGTTGATCGGGACCATGTATGTCTCTTCTGACAGAAGACCGGCCAGCTCCGTCACCTCATCATCTCCAAAGAAGAAGGCGATGCTGGAATCGGACTTTTCCGCGATCATTGCTATCTTCCCGTACCTGGTCACGATGGAGAGCGGCTTCACCGCGCCTTCAGGAAGCGCATACTCTCCCCGTAGTTTCCTCGGACAGAGGAGCGGATACCTGTCTGATGTGAGATTCAGCATATCGCTCATCTCACCGTCCTGGACATACTCTTTCCTGTTCAGCCCCTTGAATTCTATTGTTCGCTCTTCCGTTACATCAAGAGCATTGACCGGCATTACCAAAGCCATACCATCACCACCTTAGAACGTGTGCCGGAAGCGCTTCGGCATCTTCTTGCCGCGCTCCTGCCGTGTCCTTACCACCCAATCAACGAAATCCGCGAAATCCTGCGTAAACTGCGCTGCGTGATTCTGGTAGGATGCAAGCTCTTCATTCGCATGGTCTATCTTCGCCTTAAGAAAACTGATGTAGAGCTTGTCATAGGGAGCAGGAACCAGTAAGGTCTTGTCTTTATCGTCATGCGGATCGCTGTCTGTATATCCGCCGAATTCCACGTTAAGCTGGTCAGCCGTGTCGTACTCTATCTCATTCAGAAACTCTATCAGCTTCGCATCGTGGAAGCTGTTCGGTTTCTCCTGCCGGACTCGCGCCAGCAATTCTCTTATTGTCATGTCATACCTCACTAACAAATATGGTGGGACCTGTAAAAGCCCCACCATATCCTTCTCCCTTTACAGGTCGGTCACTTGCGTTCTGTACTTTTCTCGGTTACGCCGCGCCACAAGAACCTGCTTGTTGGAATTCTCCAGCACTTTAGCCACACTCTTGGGAACCATCACGGTCTCACCTTTGCGGAACTTTGTGATCCTGCCGTTGATGATGACCGTTACTTCCGGGTCCTGCCCCTCTACATAGGGGACCATCACCATCACACGTTCATCTTCATTGCTCACGCTCTTTGCTTCCGCTTCTGTTTCGGGTTTCTTCGTTGCCATGTATGTCTCCTTTCAAGGAGCTTGGCACAGGCTTTAGTTTACTTCAGCCAGGGAACCGTAAGACGCAGCGGACTCTACTCTTACCATGTACTCCTGGGTAAGAATGGCCGCGGTCTTGTTCAGCTTCCAGCCTACAGTAGCTCTCTGATTCAGAGGATCAGCAGAGCCGCCGGAGCCAAGCTGCTTCACGATGGTTTCGATTCCTCTTCCGTTGATGCTGGTCACGCCGTAAGCATTCGCCGCAAGAACCAGGGTGCCGTATACAGGGACATTGCCAGTGTTCTTGTAAATCTTGGCCTGTGTGGTCTCGACAAAGCGAACGCCGTACATTTTGCCGATCTCGCCGGAAAAGATCTTTCCGCTTCCAGCGTACTGGTTGGCATCTACCCACTCAGAGTCATTCATCAGGTCATATGCTACATCCGGGTGAACGATGGCAACAAAATCACCGTTGATTGTCTCGGCGTTGTTTCTTCTCAGGAAACGGACAGCCTTCTTGATATCCTCGATGGTCAGCACATCAGCCGCAGTGATGTCATCTCTGTCATCATTGCCTGTACCGGCATACTGGACATTGGTGCCTGCCTGGATGATATCTCTGGTCACGATGTCGGAAACGCGGCCTGCCTGGGATGCCAGGAGCTTGGTGATCTCGGCCATATTGTTGTCGAATGCGGTCAGATTCAGCATATCAGAGATGGTGATGTATCCGCCGAACTGCTCGACTTTGGCTTCGATCGCGGTCACGCCATAATTCTGACCGGTCGGAGTGATACCTTCCTGGAGCTTCAGATTTGCAGGAACAGCCGGAAGTGCATTGAATTTGCGGAACTCAATCATCTTGCCATTCCCGGCAGGAATCGGTCTCTTCTGGCCAAACTGGTCATGAACCATCTTCGGCTCGGCAAGACGGATAAGCGCCTTGTCGTAGAAGGTCTTCATTTCCGGGGACAGGTCCTGCTGGCTGGTGTAGGTACCGCCGATATCGGTTGTAGCATCGTATCCGCCAGGTTTCTGGCCTGTCCAGTTAGGATTCGGCGGAATGTATCCCTGCTGCGGAGCGGCAACAGGATCAGCAAAAAGATGGAAATCGAATTTGAATTTAGTCATTGTTTTCTCCCTTCATCTATGGTCGATATAGACGAGGGATTCGCTCAGAAAGAGAACGCCTCTCCGTTCTCTACTCTTCTGAAAATCTCGTCCATATCTTCATCAGTAAGTGCTGAAGGATCGGATTTTCGCTCAATAGCTGGCGCGTGCTTCATGGCCCCCTCTGTCGGTCTCGCGCTCCTCTGATGGATGGCATTGACCACGCTATTCGTAGCTTGCCGGGATGCTTCCACGCTGGCACCGCTCATGATGTCCTGAAGATGCGTACTCACAAAAGCTGTCTGCACATCGATTCCGTTTCTGATAAGCTCGGTAAAAGCATCGTTGCTTTTGATCTCGCGCACCAGGTCGAAATTCGGAAATGCTTGCTGAAGTGAAGCAGCGTCCTGCTCCCACTTTGCATACATCTCATTGTCGCGCTGTTGCTTTTCGTAGGCTTCTGTGATACGCCGTCCACGCTCCGCATCTGCCTGGAGTTTCAGATTCGCCTTGTATTGTTCAATGTCTATACCAGCTTTCTCCGCTCCTGCCTGGTAGAATGCGTCATCGTTAGCTATGGCTTTCTTTAATCCTTCAAAATCTCCGGTTTCAAGACCGTAATTCATGAACAGAGGACTCATGTCTTCAGCGATGGAATTTATCTGCGCCTGATAATTCTGCTGATTTTTGAACCGACTCTGAATCGTGTCCTGAACCTTCTGGCCGTAGATATCATGGTACCTACCGCCCTTGCCGATAAGCTCGGCAAATTCTGCTTCCAGGGTCTTCCCCTGTTCGCCTGTGTCGGAGCCGACCCGACCGTCCTCACCATTGCCCTCAGAGCGGCCATATTCCACGCGCTGCTTTGGCGTAGACTCGGACGCGCTTGGCATATCCATACCTATGGATTTTGCAAACGCCCTGGCTTCCTCTCCGTATCCGTCTCCCCCGTTAGATGCACCTGCACCGGCTGATGCGCCAGTACCGCCGCCATCATCAAAGAGACGGAAATCGAATCTCGGAATGTTAAATTTCATAGCCCTTCCTTTCTGCGTTTATAGAGTGCGACTCTTTTTAGACTATTGTTATTATAGAATCAGAAAATCTGTCCTTTCGACTACATCACCACATCCGCACATACTGCGGCATCTGGTGGGAAAGGTCGGTCAGAACCTCTTCCGCACACTTCCACACTTCCACGGCTTCCGGCTTTGCATCAGGTATTCCTATCCGGCAATGCCCCTTTTCCAGTATGGCTGGCTTGATGCCGCACCTTTCCGCTTCAGCTATGAGCATGCTCGATACGGTTGATATGATCGTGCAGGCATCATGCTCACCGGCATGGTACTCGGCATCATAGAATAAAGCGTTACCCACGCCTATGCTCATCGTGATATTGGTCATGCTCATACCTCTTACTGTGGCTGTGCCGCATTCGCGGATCGCTCTCTTATCCTGTCAGCATATGATTGTCTTCGCTCCGCGCCCCCGGATGCCTGCTGTGCAGAACCGCCTTCTTCCTCTCCGGGAGCAGGTCCCTGCATCTGTGCCATCTGTTCCGGCGCGATTAGTCCTGCCTGCATCGCCATCTGTCCTATTGCCGGGATCGCCATGGATGCCTGCTGGATGATCTGCATGGCCGCCTGGAATTGCTGAAGCATCGTGGCATTCTGCTGCACCATCTGCTTCACCTTGTCCTTCCCTTCGAAATCCATCATATCAAGACACACAAGGGCAGGAATCGCGTTTTCCGGCTGGAAAAGCCCCATGCCGTACAATTCCTTTACAAGCTCGTTCTGTGCGGCTCTGCTGAATGGAGACTGCTTCTCGGCTGTCACCAGGATGTCGAATACCGGCTGGCGATGCCTTACACTTCCGTCCGGCATCACGATATCGTGATCTACGACGTTCGCATTCGACCAGAGCAGGAAGCGATAATCTCCTGTATCATCCTGCACCCGGAAGGAACGCGGCTCACTGTAGAACTGGCGTATAAGCTCGATCACCAGGTAATACTCTTCCCGGCTTCCTCGGTATATCTCTTTGTTCGCATCCCTTGACAGTTTGCTTCCGGCTTCCTGGAGTGCGGCGATAGCACTGGCAGCCGTCACACCGCTCTGTGTGCTTCCCTGTGAGAAATCCCGGTTACCGCTCGTCTCCTTAAGCTCATCGATCTTGTTCATCAGATGATTCATCGCGCCGGAAGGAACATCATCCACATCTATCCTTCTTACCGCTTCCCCAAGGTCACCGGTCCCGACTTCAACGATTTCCTGGCTCCAATCGGCAAAATCCTCGATGCTGATATTTGCATTCTTCTTCGCCCAATACCTTGGCTTCGCCTTCATCATCGCATTTCGGATGATGGTCTGATCGAGCTTGTCGATGTCCCTCTGAGGATTCTTCATGATATCCAGGTATCCAAAGCCCCACGGCGTATCCTTCTTAGGGAACAGCCGCCGGATGACAAAAGGATACTGGCCATGATCATAGAATCCATTTTCGTATCCGCTCTCATTCTCCGAGCAGAAGACAAGCTGGTCACCCACGATGATCGCCAGATGAAGCACCATCCGCGGCACTTCATGAATCAGTACCCTGGTAGGATTCCCCTGTTCATCAATGCCGTCCATGTACACCGGCACCATCTCAGGCCGCTTATAGTACAGGTTGATAACTTCCACACAGTGAGAAGTGTCCACATCGTCATCGTGCAGGTACTTCGTCACCATCCCGGAATCCTGCGGTCCGATCTTGCCCTTCAGCTTCGGATACCGCTTCAGCACAAAATCAATGTCTTCCAGATAGACATAGTACACTTTGTCGCTGTCCTGCAGGTCCTGGATGCCCGGTTGCCAGAACAAATTGTGAACGTCCACATTCTGGATGGTCACATCACCCATGCCATCATGCTTCGTGCTGTCCCAGAATACGCCTGTGATCGCGCACCCATCGATACACATATCCCAGGCCATGTTTCTGTAAATCTGCTCATAGTCATTCTGTTCCAGGATGGAAGGAACGATGCCGGTCAGAAGTTTGGCTTCGACTTCGTCATCTGCTTCCCTGGGCAGAATGTTGGGCTTCGGGAAGCTGTCCATCATGTCCGCGTGTTTGTTCAGCAAGCTGTTGACAGCCCAAGCGGAACCCACATTGTACCCTTCCCGGATACCTTCGTTACCGCCCTGGCCGCCAAGCATACCCCAATACCTTAAGCCCCACCATTCCTGATTCTCTGTTGCCTTCTGGTCGATGGATGACTTCCCACGGATGTATACCATGAGGTCATCCAGCGCTTTCTTTACCTCGGTCTCTCCAAAGGTCTTCCGGTCACTGATGACCAGATTCTCTTCGGCATCCCTTACTCTTTCGCTCATGCTCTCTCACTCCCTTATATATAATCAAAAATCGATATCGGCTCAGGCTCTCTGAGATTCAGCGGGTCTTCCGGCGGCGGAGTCCACTCCACATCTGGCGGCTGGACATTGATGCGCGGTCCTATCGGTCGGGACATACAGACATAGCGCCACTCGTCGTAATTGTGGTCTTCAAGGTCTGTATCAATGTCTTCCACGTTCGTCTCACTGTACACCAGCGCTGGAATGCAGCGAATGAAGTGCTTACAGGTCTTGAACACCTGGAACATTGGATCGCCATCCTCATCAAAAGCCAGCCTGTAGTGACATTGCATCTTGCCATCTATCCTTTGCTTTGATGCCCTGTCAAAGTATATACCGGCTTCCTCAAAGGCTTCCACGATGGGCGTACCGCTGTCTGTCGCAAAGATGGCACTATCAGCAACGCCGTATATGGTCCTCCCGCGCAGGTTAGGATCGTCAGCTTCTATGGCCTTGATCTCTTCCGCACATCTTTGCGGAGTCCACTTCACCCCCACATTAGGAGCGCCGGTACAGCCGTATAGCTCGCGTATGCGATACATCTTGCCGCCAGGAGCTATCGTAAACCAGCCAGCCGAAAAAGGGCGGCTGAAGCCCCAATCCAGCCCACGGTAGATAGGCCATGATGCTGGGATATCAAAGGGATTGACAACGTGAGTCCACTTCCTGTCATCATAGTGAGCAGGATCGTTGCGCCATTCTCCAAAGACTTGCCCGGAAAAGCTGTTCCAGTCTCCATATAGAAGCGCTTGCTTTTCCGCTTCCGGCATCATGCCCAAGCTGGCAAGGTATCCGGGATCGTTGTCCAGCAGAGCCTGGTTGTCAAAGACGGTAGCCGGTATAAAGATGCGTGACCGCGTCTCTTTGTGTGTCTTGCCCAGATTGTCAACGATCTCTATCTCCTGTGTGATAGGAGTCATGGGCGGCGCGGCTGTGATAAACCTGTCTTTGACCCAGTTATGCCCTTTTCCGCCCGGGTTTGTTGTGGCTCTGATGTAGCACCTGGTACCTGGACCATTAGGTCTGCACCTGGAATAAAGGTATGTGTATTCATCGTATTCAAAATGCGTTAACTCATCAAAACCGATAAAATCATAGGCTTTCCCCTGGTAATTGAGCCGGTCCTGCCTGTGCTGCATACTTCCAAAAATGATTTTTGCCCCGGATGGAAAGGTCCATGTGTGCGCTGTCGAATTGTACCTGGCACCCGGCACAGCCCTGGGATATATCAGGAGCGACTTGTCGATGATCTCAGAAAGCTGTGGATATGTCTTACGCAGAATCAGCCCTTTGTAGTGTGGTATGTGTACCTGCCTCAGAGCTTCCACCACCAGCGCATCCGACTTCCCACCACCGGCAGCGCCCCCATATAGGCACTCAAATTCCGGCCTGCTCATGAAGATCTCTTGCTTTGGCTGTGGCTTCCAGATGATATGTGCTTCCGGCTTTACCACCCGGCTGGCATCACTCTTCATCTGAATCATCTTCTTCCTGTTCTTCCTGCTCCTGCACCGGCACTTCCTGCTTCACCGCCCCGGAAGGCGCGATCCCCGGCATGATGACGATGCCATAAGAACCTTCCTCTAAGCCGGTCTCTTTCGCTCTCTGTGCCTTTTCCTTTTCAAGCTCCAGGCGCTCGCGCTCCATCTTCAGCTTCATCTCTTCCTGCTGGTGCTTCAGGAGATTCTCTGTCCGCAGGATGCCCAGGAGCGATCTGTCCAGGGATTCGATCATGGTAATGGTCTGCATAGCTTCACGCATCGCCCTGGAGTCCATCTTTTCGTAGGTCTTTTCTACTGTGGTAGTGATGGACAGGCCATCATCCCCGGATACCGTTTCAGGCACCAGGTGCCGGTTGAATTGTAGCTGGTCCTTCAGGAGCTTTTTCATGTGGCCTTTCATGAGATTCAGATACTCCAATTCATCGGCAAGCTCGCGCGCCTGCAAGGTCCCGGCTTTTGCTACGGCCTTTTCGACCACTCTCTTTTGATGCTTTTTCTTATCCTTATACCATCCTTCTTTTCTACTTCTATCAGCTAAGGTACTATAAGATACACCATACTTCTTAGATAGTTTTTCTATAGACATACTACTATCAGTAATATAGTCATACTTTATTTTGTCGTACTTATGTCTTATAGAACCATCTTTACTATGGTCTCTGTTCTCAAAGCCCATACATATCACCCACCTTTTCTATATATAAAAAGCATACATCATAAAGGCCGGCGATTTCGGTCACACCAGGAACGGCGAAAAAACCGGCTGGAAAAAAGTTTTGAAAAAATTTTAAAATTGTTGTTGACACGGCACCGAACAGGTGCTATATTAAAGACACAAGGAAGCACCGAGTCGGTAACAGAAAGGAGCCGAGATGAAAATCAGAGAAGCGATCAGAAAATATCATGAAGAAGATTCCGTAAAGGGAAAGCTGAAGTACATCGGCATCAGAGATTGCGAAAGAGTGTACCGGGATGAAGCCGGAAACGAATTCAGCGTAAACCCCTTCTACGGATACCTCACTTACAGACCGGCACACCTGGTGAAATAGAAAGGAGACAAAGCCATGACAAAGAGCATCTGGACAGTGAAAGAATGGATATTCGACAATATCAACGAAGCAGCGCGCAAGTACCGAACATATCTGGTTGGCGAATACACAGACGGCATTCTCGACCACAGCAAGCTCCGCATAGAGGAAGTCTTTGAAGAGACGGAGAAAGCCTATAAAGTCGCGCTGGATGCAGAGACGGCAAGCGGATACGCAAAGACATGGACGGCATGGATTCCGAAAAGCGCAATCATCGCAAAATGAAAGGAGACTGAAATGAGATTTACCAACAGCGAAAAGTCCCGCGGCGAAATGGCCGTTTGGAACCTCTCCGAAAAAGCCCAGAGAGGATATGACGAGACAGACCCGATGACGGTCTATGAATACGAAAACGATGGCCGCACACTGTACGCGGTCGAAGATGCAGACGGCATCCACAAGGGGCTGAACCTTGAAGAATTGGAAGAGTTCCTGGAAGCCTACTGCATAGAGGAGTGAAAGGAGAACCCCATGCTGACAAGTAAAGATATCAAGGCGATCCTGCTCCAAGATGAGCAGGAAGCCCTTTGGGAAGAAGAGAAGCGAGAAGCCTTCCGGCGAAGCCTGGAAGAAGAACCGCAGGAAAGCATCGAAGAATGGCTGGCAAGCCTGGATGTAGATGCCGAAGGAAATGTAATCGGATACAAGAAGTGAAAGGAGCGAGGATATGACCGCAAGCGAAAGATCGAAGGCCATCCGGCAAAAGACCGGGCTGAGTCAGCAGAAATTCGGAGACAGGTACGGCATCCCGAAGAGGACCGTACAAAACTGGGAGAACGAAGTGAATGAGCCACCAGGATACGTTTTAAGCCTTTTGGAGCGGCTGGTGGACATAGACTTCAAGTAAAGGAAAAGGACCGCTGAGAAGCGGTCCTCTTTCATTTGAGATGCATTTCTATGTCATACTCGTCTTTGAGATATGTCCTCATATCCTGCCATGTGACCATCCGGTCGGCGAAGCACTCGATCTGAAGCTGAAGCATCCTGGCGTACTCCTGGATGGCTTCTTTGGGATCATCCATCTTCCGCAATTCGTCCAGATGGCCTTCCAGCACCAGGACGGAGTTATAGAGCATGATGGTCACCGCATCCTCTGTCACGGTCGGCATCTTTTCATGCAGCCTGGTAGCGATCGCTTTTTCCAGGTCGGATGCTT